GGTGCAGCAGATATGGGTACAGTAGCTATGTCTTCTGAGCCCGGTGTTTTTACGTTTAAGGTCATCTGGCGTGAAACCATACAAATTCTTTTTTTGATTAGTCGGCATCTGTTAACTCCGTAACATCTGAAAACAGTTCATCTACCATAGCCTTTTGTTGGGGATCATTAATTGTAGGAGGTGTTTGGAAATGGTTTTTAAATATAGCTTTCTGCACATCTAACACGCCATTCAGTGTTAGGTCAGCAACATAGTCTACACCATCTTGAACAAACCACATCTGTTTACCATCGTCTGTAACCTCTTTAATAACTGGTGATAGATAACCCTTATTCATTAAATCTTGCATCCACATTATAGGTTTAGGAGACTTCTTAGGCGTTCCCATTCCTTTTGGCATATCTGCGTTCTCTCTAGCTTCCGCATATTCATCAATATCTCGTTCTTCTAATGGTGATTTGTCATGCCAATCAGGAGTTCTTCCACCAGTGCGTCCACCAAATTTAGATTTCGTTACGTCCATCATTTGCATAGGAACAGGCGGGGCTGGTGCGGCTCCTGCACCTTCACCACCTCCCGGTGCGGCTCCCGTGTTACCGGGGGCTGGGTTAACGCCCGTTGGCGCACCCGGCTGTTGAGACATTTGTTGTTGCATTTGAGCATTCATCATATCACCCTGTTGTTCCATTTGATCAAGCCCCATTGCCATCTGTTCACCTTGCATCTGAGCCATTGGAACAGCGCGACCAGCCAGAACAAATTCAGCGTCTTCTAAGGGAACGTTATCATCTTTGAGTTTAACTTGATATCCCAATTGAAGATACATATTTACTACTTGAGCGCGTTGTTGGGCAAAACTAATACGTGTCGCTTCAGCCTTTTCTTCAGGCAACGGAAGGTGTAATTCATAATCGGTTATTCCAAAAGCATTTAAAAGCTGGGGGAATACTTTCTCGTGGAATAATCGTTGATCTGATTCTACAACCCTACTCATAACTACAAGTTGCTGTGTCTGGGTAGATAATCCACCAAAAGCTTCGGGCGCACCTTGCCATGCAGGAGTAACGCCCCACATTGCTGCAATTCTTTCTCTAATCTCGTTCCGTACAGGAAGATACTCCATTTCCTGCAATGTATGGAAGAGACGCACCATATCAACTCGACCCCGTTGGTTTCGTGATGACACAGCAACCATTGGAATATAGTTAGGGTCTTGTCGTACTTGCGCTGCAATATGTGATCGTTCTCGTCGTAAGCTTTCTGGATCATCGGTATGTACCATGATCATTGAGGCAGGCATTTTCCTCTCAAAGAAATATCTGTAAAGATTTTTATCCATTCCAATTAACGTTAAAGCTTTTTCAAAAATTGTTAGCAACGGACTCCACCCATATGTTTCGGATGGAGAAAATTTAGATAGATGAATTATTTCATTATCAAGTAAATAAATATGCTTATTCCTATGATAATACTTGTACATAACAGCCTGACACTCCACCTTACACCCCGTATCTTCACATGTTCGTGGGGATTCATACAATTTTTCTCGATGTATGGGGCATAGAAAATGAGCATTTTTTGGTAGGCCAGCCGCGTCCAAATCGAATTCAACCAAGGCTGGGTTAAGCCTTCGGATTTCCATGACTTTTGATCGTATTTTCCCATCGCCAGTATCCTTATATTCTTTAGCTAAATATAAAAACCCGTCATCGATTGAATTGACATCAAAATGAAATTGTCTTAGCACTTCCTCTAAACTTTGATCAAAAATATTACAGTCACCTATAAATGCTTTAAGCCTTTTTATCTGATCTTGATCAGGATTTTCAACTATGGGTTTCCACAGAATCCCCCGTCTAAACACTTCGTTCGTAATATGATGCAACGGCGCACGTATTTCTTCTACCGAAAAAGTGACCATTTGTAAATCCATTATCAACTGTTGACGGTAAGCCATTTGATGGCGTACCCACGTATTAACTACGTGATCAAGACCAATGGTCGGTGCTTGTCCCGTATTACCCGCTTTAGCTAATTGGAGAAAATTTAATGATTCGTTTAACTCAGCAATTTTATTAGCATAACCGGGTAATTCAGGTAAATATTCTGAGAGTTTCATATATTAATCCTTACTTATTTGCTCAACATCCGCCATTGCCACGACTTTAAGGATGGACGACATTGCTTTTTCTTTTAAGACAAATCCTTCACTTCGTTGTACTTGATGTTGCAATGTTGCATTTTGGTGAGTAAGAGTAGTAATAGTCTCTGTATCTTGTGTAGTCTTTAGTCTACAGTCTACTAAATGACTTTCATACTCTTCATTCATTATACTAAAATCTTCATTTTCTTCGCTGCCGTTATCCAAATTTGCATTTTCTAAAACTCCTATACGTGCAGCTTCTCGAATCAAGACGATAAATTCTCCTTCAGTTAAAATTTTAAGGGCAGGACTATCATCCTGAACCTCATCATCAACATCATAGCCGATTAAAGATTCATGCCACGTATCCAAAATACGCCATGTCTTTGTACCATCATCTCGATTCGCAATATATTGTTGATCACGTTCTCTAAGCATATTACCCATCATGAGTTCATACCATCCTTTACTACACTATGAATTTTTCATGTAAATTCGTTTATTCTTCGGTCTTTTCTGGCAATAAAGCCTCTTCAAATTTTGTTGGGTTAAAGCCAACTATTGTGTTCTTTCCGATCACTGTTACTGGAGTAACCCTATAACCCATTTTCAATAAAGACAGATGATAGTCATTATTTTCTGAAACGTTACGTTCTTCAAATTCAACTTTATGTCGTTTCAACCAAGACTTGGTTGCCATACACGGCCCTCAACCAATTGATGTATAGATTGTTACATCCATTCAGTCCTCCTTCATAGCTTTTTCACGACATGTTTGATCAGCGCATAAACCAACCAATTCACCATTATCATAGGCCGCAGTAAATGTTCGCCAGCCGCATACTATACAAGCTCGTTGTAGTGTTGTCCATATTACACCTACAGAATCAGGCATTCCACTCTCCTTAATTAACTACCAAGTAAAGTAATGTTATCCAAACTCCACTCATAATACCTACATTAGTAACCATCATAAACTTTTCAAACATGTAAAATCTCCTTCTCTACTATACTATCATATATACTTTACTCTGGAATAATTAGCTTATCAAGAGTCGCAATAGCCGTTTTAGTAAACTGTCTAAGTTCTTTAACAATAGCTTTCTTCTCTGCCATCGTAATCTTTTTATCTTTTATTGCATTTCCCAAAACTTGAATGACATCAAGTGCTTCTTTGATCATAGCTTTCCCTTCCGCAGTTTGTCCCATGTTTAACTGCATCATAGTAATCGCTAATTGCATTAACATAAACGGATTCATATTAGATCACCCCCCTTTCTTTCGTAAATACGTGGGTACAATAACCCATAAACTAAACAGTATGATAAATATAATAATTGCAATAAGCATTATTCTATGGGAACCATTTCATTTAATCTGGCTCGTACTTCATCTATATCTTTTTCAAAGTAATCGTAATTAAGGGGAATGTATGCCTCTTCAGCTTTAGGCACATCTCTTTCGTCAAAGATTGAATTAACTGGACAAACTGGTTCGCAAGCCGCACAGTCGATACATTCGTCAGGTGCGATATACACCATTCGGTCTACTCCCTCTTCAAAGTAAATGCAGTCCACTGGACAAACATCTAAACACGCTGTATCTAATACATCTACACAAGTAGACGTTACTATATAGGTCATTCTACTCCTCCCGTCCCTTCTCTACTAAGGGATGTTCCTTCTGTTCATCTCGCCACATCCGTTCTAAGTGTTCATCAAAACCGGGAAAATATATAAAAGAATGTTTCCAATTAGAGGCACACATCATTTGCTCACCCTCCACACGCATACGCCCCCCACCAAATGGCTCAGATATTATAACCTCTACTACCATACATCGTTCTTCATACTTATTATTAAAGTCATCCATTACTTTTACGTGGTATGGGATGATCATAAGACAAGCCATAAGAAAACCTAATATAAACCATTGTACCTTCGCCCGTACCATACCGCTCCTTTACTAACTGGTTGTTGGTTCTGCTATCGTTACTTCCACGTTATCTTCGACAGTTATGTTAGCCCCCGTAACAGTAGTACTGATTGTAAACTCTTTAGTGGAGAAACCATTCCCCATTCCGACTTCATTTAGTAAAATTTCCATAGTTCCTACATTTATTTTTGACAGCACACAGTCACCACCTTTAGTATATAAGTTAGATAATCTTAAAGTGCCTATTTTCCCGTTAACCCCACTCGTCGGAGCCTGTATCCAAATGCGGTCATATGTACCTCCCGATGTGACCATTGCGTCAGCCTGTTGGTGACCCCCACCTATGGCCCTCATTCTAGCAGTTCCCGGTGAAGGGGCCAGACTTTGACCATCGCTGGCATTTCCACGCACTAAAATTGTATGCGCTTGTATATCTGTAAGCGTTAACTTCTTACAACGAGAATTTTCAAATATTAAATGTCCAATTTCTAATCGTGTATTTGTTCCTCCGCTAACAACAT